ACGATCATGACTCGTTTCATGTGTGTTATCCCCTAACACTATTGAGTATACGCTATTGCGTGACTCTTGTCAAGGCTTCTTTTTATTTTGTTTCCAGTCGAGCCAGAAGCCGGTGGCCACCATCACATGCATTAATAAAGAAGCCCCATACTCGGTGGCACTGTGATAGCTGGCAAAGTGTAAATGCACGTGTCCCACAATCCAAAAAGGTATAGCCATTTGCTGACTATACCAGATTAGGAAGAACTTTACAAATTCTTTCATTCTTTATCTACGTCGTAGAAATCCTCGGCGTTGCCTTCCCGGATATCAAACTTACGAATGATCTGTTCGTCCATGATTTCAAACACGCGGCCTCTGAACTTATCGTCCTTGAGTTTCTCCACCCAATGAGCCGTCTGGAACTTCTCTTCTGTGCCATCCTTATAAACCAGCGCAAACCATGCGCCGGCTTGCTTGAGATTATCGGAGCCCTTGATGGCTTCCAGCCAACTCTCGGCATCCTGAATACCAACTTCGTCGGTGCCCCATAGGATCTTGAACGCACAGTTGCGTCCCTGTGTGCCGAAGCGAGACTTCTCAAGCTTCACCTTCACCTCGGAACCGATGCGGAAACCACTCTCATCTTCGATGAAAGCAGACTTCGCCTTACGCCCGGTCAACCAGATGCGCAGAGAATATACATAATGCATAGCCTTTCCGCCTGGAGTGATATAGGGTGTCGTCATTGCGACGATACGTGCGTTGGGTCCCTGCGGAATATTAGTCTTTAGCTGGTTGAGCACCAGGAAGGCGGACTTTGTATTCGCAATCGGGATTGTTAGTTTAGACATTCCCTTTGAGAGAATACGCGCCTTCATTGCCATCGTGGATTGGGGATTAAAGTCCCCCTCCACATCGGACACAGTAGGAGTCAGAGCCAGCGAGTCCCAGATGAACAGGGTTCGTTCGGCACCAGAGGCTAATACAGCCTCGACAGTCTCTAGAACATGTTCCACTGATTGTGCCTGGACATAGATCAGATTCTCTAAATCACATCCGGTTCGTTCTAGGAAACCTGGGTCAATCGCTGACTCTGAATCCATATACACCACATTCATGCCCATTTTCTGGGCATTTGCGGCGCACTGTGCAGCCATAAAAGATTTACCCGTCGATTCAAGACCGGCAATCTCTGTGAACTTGCCAACGGGGATGCCGGCAAGCTGGCCACGACACACGATGGAATCCAGCCAGCGCGAGCCAGTGGGAATCCATTCTGTAACCTCTGTAGGATTTGCTTCCTTCAGATTGTGGGCGACTTCCACGCCCGAAGTTTTATTAATTAAGGTGCGCAGACCGTCAATTGAAATCTTGCCTGCTTTGGACTTACTCTTTGCCATCGAATCTCTCTCCGTATTTTATATAAACTTCAGCTAGGAAGTCTTTGTGAAGTCGCGAGACCTCTTCTTGAGTTTCACGTATCTGGCGCTGTAGCTCCAGCATCCAATATAACATGATACCAAAGCACAGCGCCGTCAACATTGTCCTACTCCGCTGTCTCGTGGAGATGAGTCTCCAGCTTAGCTAGTCGGCTGCGGATCACAAGCGTATATGCAAACGTCCAACCAAGTACGCCTGCTAGAAACGCCTGATACATTGTTGCAAATGTAAGAGCTTCCATCAGTTCACTAAAGGTTACCGCAGTAAAGCCCATCAAAAGGGCAAAAATCGCAAAAAGTGCGATTCGGTTAATTCGAGCAATCATTTTTTACCTTTCTAAAAATCTTGTTCTGTTATGACCAAACATCCTTCGTTGATCAATCGTTCGTAATGACTATGATACCCTAGTTGGGACACCGTGTCAAGTACTATTTTTCTCATCATCTCAGATTTACCGGTGATGACACGAACGGGCAGTTCGTTGTTATACACAAAGGCGTGGATCTTTTGAACGATCCCCTCGTGCCTCTCACCGTGTAAATCTAAGGTTTTCATCATTAGTTGAGAGTTAAGGTTCCAGCCTTTGTCTGGACGGACACCTTAAAGCCGGAGACGAAGGAATCAGCCGAGAAAAAGAAATTGCGACCCTCCTTGCTCTCATCTGCTTCAATCAGATCGCCGGCGCGGACACGAACCTCGGTTGAGATCTCGCAACGTCCTCGCTTATAATCGTACTGCTCGGTGGAATACTCCAGCGAATACTCGCCGTCGTAAATGGTTTCAGTTAGCTTCTCCTGGATGTAATCCTCAAAACATTCATCGCCGCGCTCATAGTCGTCTAGCAACTCATTGGCGCGCATGTCGTTAAGAATATCATTCCCCTCGGACACTTCGCCCCAGGTGCTATAAACCGGCACTGGCGAAACTAAAAGTCCAGCAAGCATACTGGCGGTTCCAGTTTCGGCAACGCTTTCTTCCACGTGGCTCTCGTTGATGTGCCACACTTCGGCGCCATCTGCGTAACTGAGGGTTACGTGGTCGTCCTCAGAAACATTTAGTTCTCTCAATGTATTTACGATATCACTCATTTTTATCTCCCTATTCTGTGATAATGTGAGACCCCTATATCCCCGGGCCTCCCTGCGGCTGGTAGAGTCTACCCTGCGTTTTTGGTCTCTTGGACCTCAACGCGAAGCTCTTGAGCGAGCGTCTTAACTTCCTGCATAGCCTTGCGTACACGAGTTCCTGCAGCGTTGTTACCGCTGGTGAAGAACTTATCATGATCGTCGCGAGTCTCTTCAAGAAGCGTAATCAGCGTCTCAAGTCGGTTCGTTGTAGTAGTAGTCATAACTCTTCCTTTCTTATAAGAGGCACCTGATAACCCTGTGCCTCCCTGTGGGGGGGATATTTAGAGCGACCCTAACTCTGCGAAAGCGGCATCGACGGCGTTTCCTTCGCCCTCGGTCTTGTTACCATATCGCGTGGTTTCGGAACTGACAGACTCAGGATCCTCGACCATACCATTAACGAAAGTGTCCAGGGATGCCTGAACATCTGCCGTTGTCTTACGATCAAACAGCCCAGAAAACTCTGGGATACTATCAAGTAACTCGGCGCACTTGTCTGGCGTCATGTCAGCACAAAGTGCAGACGAGCGGCGCCGTGGAACAAGCTTGGTCTGAGGGAACGAGGCGCCTGGGGGCTTTCCATACGTCATCGTCAAGTCAGTGCCAGCTTCAGTATCGGTGATATCACCATACTCAGGGTTGAGCACAAGCGTCAAAAGGTTCTCGTAAGCAGTCTTACCGTAGCCCCAGACGCGGATGCCCTTCTCTTCCTCACCGCGAACCATCACGGGGCTGAAGAAGCGCTGGCGAACAAAGAGGCTCTTTGCCGTCTTCTTAGAGTGGTCGTCGTTGTTGTCGACGCCTTCTCGCCAGAGCTGTGAAGCAAACTCGCAAACAGGGCAGTCGTCGCCGAAGTTACGCTTCGGACACAGGAATCCACCCTTCTCTACGTTGTAATGGAACCACATCTCTTTGAAGGGGTCTCCATCAGCTGTTGGGACAATGCGGATATCTTGCTCGCCGTCAATCGGACGCCAGAAAACCGAATCTGAGGAGTTGCCCTCTCCTCTAAGGGATGCGAGCTTTTCTCGCATCTTATCTAAGTTAATACCCATTTTAATCTCCTTTTTGGGTTATAGTACGATCAACTAATCTCTTGATCGTCTAGTAGTTCTGCATACGATTGTACCACAGAGGTGTACCGAATGCAATAACAATATTTTTGTTCATATGTTGTTTTAAAGACTCCATAAGAAACATTCAAGGCATCATCGACGCGTGACTTCACAAAGCTATTAATCTTCCTAAACAATGTGCCGTCGTTCTTCAAATCTTCCTCGCTGATACCATAATAGTATACCACATCTCGAACTCCTGTCAAGGGGTAAAACCATTTTTCTGTGTGATTTCTCTCATCCTCGTCTGTAATGTCGACGATCCCTACCGTTGCGATCCTGCTGGTCTGGGCCGGTTGGATGAAGTTCCCGATCACAGGCTCTGTGTGCTTAAATACGTTTATCATGTGAATAGTGTTAACAATTGCCTGATTGAGCGTATCGTAATATCCGATGATGGACATGTCGCCGATGCTGCGCTCTAGGGCACTGTTACTTACCATAATCATACTCTCAATAATACCAGAGCGAGCGTACTCTTGCAAGACATTTCTAACAATTTTTTCCTGCTTCTTCTGCACCTCCGACATAATTGCGGTATCGCCTTGAATATAAATCACTGTAAGTTTATTCTTATTAAGCTGCTCCAGGAGGCGTAATGAGCCCCCAGAAATCTGCCCTGAGCCGGCAATAATTACACTAACGTCCTCGTTGCTGAATTTTAACTTTCTTCGCAGGTTGGGGAAGTTTTCATCATAGTCTTCATGATTAGTTTTCTTCCGAATGGTAATATCTGCTGAATCGTCCGTGTCAATTCCAAGCGTCTCATATTGTGGAAACTTTGAAAATGCTTTGGCGATATTGCAGCCTGCTTTGCCAAGTCCGACAACTATCATTCGTCGTCAACCCACTCTAGGATGATGCCCTGCTCAAAGCCGCCGCGACTGACGCGTTTTGCGGTTTTTTCTGCGACAACCGTAAGGTCGCGGATCTCCAACTGGTCGCAAATAAAGTGGAAGATCTCCATAATGTCGGCGGCCTCCTCTGCACAGGGATCCTCGATGAATTCTGTCACTTCCTCTTGAAGCTTCTTCATAGCGTAGTCCATTAATTCCTCGGGTGACGCCTTCCGCGTGGCGAAGGACTTGCCGGCGTCTGCAATGATGCCGGGGATGCGATCCCTTACTAGTTTTTGATAAATCTTCTTCATAACCTTAGTTCCTTCATATCTCCAAGGTTTTTGCCGGCGGCGACATTGACCTTGAACATATCATAACGTGTTTTCTTAAAGGTGTCAAGCAAATTCAATAAATCATAGCGATCTTCTTCGGCCAAATCAATATAGACCGCATCGTGAATCAAAAATGAAATATAGCTCTTCTTGTCCTTCAATAACTCATAAACCTTATATGCCTGCTCATGCACCATATCAATCGTGGTGCTCTGAATGATGTAGTTGAGCGCATGATGGTCGTCCACATTCTCTATTATTCTACCATAATCTGTCTCAATTTTACAGCCATCCCAATACTTATTTCGCACTAAATCCTTGTTATAAAGTCGCTCTAAGTCCTTGTTTTGCTTACTAGAATACAGCCATGCAAAAGTCTTTGTCTTGGCTTCCTCACGGGTTAGCTGACCTCCAAAAATGTTCTTTACATTCCAGTCATGAATGTCGTTTTGGGGTTGCTCAACGCCGGCCAATGCCAACAGCACTCTTAGCTCTGCGGCGTTAAAGTCCAGTTCAACCAAATAATCATTAACAGGGTGAATACAGGCTCGGAACTCTTTGTTCATTGTCAGAATCGGAAAAGTGTGAGGATGTGTAGAGAGTCTGCCAGTAATCGTCCCCCATGGGTTATAATCGCATACGTGTCGCACGTTATGGAGGGTGCGGTGGAAGTTCATTCCGCGGACTGAGCTTAAAAGGTGCTTAATAGGGTTGATATTAATGTTTAAGTGCCGGGAGCGGATATCAACGAGCATCTTATTGAGATTTAGCATCTCGTCATGATTCTTAGGTCTCGGAAGATTCTCAACTACATGTTGGGTAATCTTATTTTTGGCACTTAGGTACTCATAAAGGAAGTATTCGGGCAATACGTCATAAAGGCAATTTTCGTGCAAAGAAAGCTTGGCAGTGTTGAAGGCTCTCAGACACGATTTAAGCGTCTTCTTGATCTTTTCCCAGTCCTCCTTCATATCTTCCGGACAAACGTCTGTAAGAGGCGCTCCTTGGCTGTAGATGCGTCCTAGCTCGTACGTCTCACCGTGCATATGCTCGGACATCTCCCAAGTGGTCCCTTGGGAGGGTACATTGCCTGTTGAGTGAATGTGGTTGTCGGCGAAATATCCGACGCAATCTTTCTTATGATCCAGAACCTGAAAAAGCAAGTTTTCTCCTAGTACAACTGCTGGGTAACTGCTCCAGCTGTACTAATATTACCAGATCTAGCCTGATTGTCAAGCCCTAATCTCGTAAAAACGTCTGCGGTCATTAAATAGGAACGCTCATAGATGTAATCGCGGTACAAAAGATTGATGTACTCGGCGGCGTTCTGGACAGCAGTCAAGGACGAGTCCGGGCGCAAAGAATAAACGCTCTGGATCTCTCTTTTGATCTTTGAGGTGGGTGGGCGACTGTTGCCTGTTTCGTTGTCTCGTAAGTCCAAGTATAAATACAGAAGCTGCTTGTCGGTTAAGAGATCATGGGCGTCCGGGGGCAATTGCACGCGATACTTGGTGTTGATACTTGTAGTGTTACAAGTGCTACTAAACTTTTCTACTTCGTAGAGGGGCTTTTGTTCCACAAAGTTTTTATATGCATTAATAATGAAGGTTTTAAGGATTGTCACATCTGCGAAATGCGTAGGTTGATAATATGTCTCAAAGAAATTAGTTTCATTGACCAGAGATCCGTCCGGTAATATATAACCATTAAGATATTTTAGAATAGCATCCGAAAAGAGATCAGCTGTGAGCATCCAAGGCATATTCTTGTTTACACTAAGTCCGAATTTCTTAGCTGCGCGCAAATAAAAGCTAAAATTGGGATCATCAATAAATTGTTGATACTTATATGCGTCGTCGTCTGCAGGGCCATTATCAATGGAAATGGTTAATCCGGAATTGACCACGCTGCAGATTCCCGACACCATAAATCCAGTTTTGGTTACCGGAACCGTTTGGGAAACGAGGCGCAGGTAGTTGAGCATCTGAGGAAGATATGTTTCAAAGCTCCGGATCTGATTGAGTTGTTCTACTTTACGGCTTTTAATGAATCCAGAGTAAACCTGTTGCTGGAACTGTCGGTAAATATTGCTAGGGTCAATGTAGGCTCTCTTAGCCTTCATATCCCTAAGGAGAGGGGTGCCGTCGGCTCGGAGTACCCCCATCACCACTCCCTTTCGCATGTGTGCGGCGAAGTCTTCAAACGCCTCAACCATAAAATTCAGAGCAACCAGATTAGGAGTGACAGCGGTTGGAATTGCGGTTAGATTTTGGGGGGCTGCAATAATACTGTTTTGTGTTTGATCTACCACGCCATAAAGCTGTTTGCCATACCACGTGTCTAGAGGGGCCACAAGGGAAGAGGGGAATATTACCTCTTTATAAAGCATACGCTGGAAAAAGAGCGCATAGGATGTAAGTCCGTTATCTCCCGCGGGCAGGCGGAGGTCGTCTTCGGTATAATTAAAAGTGGTCATTCGCTGGGGGGATCCTCGGGTCCCTTAAACTTTGCTTCAAGCGCTTTGGAGTCAGTCAGGAACTTGTCGGCGAGCTTCTTCACGGCTGCGGTGCGCTCCGAGTTGGTGAGGTCTGGGCGCGACGTTGGGGAGAGCAATTTCACATCCAGTGCATATTGGGCGCCCAGAGCCGCCTTCTGTGCCTCAATGTCGTCCGGGTTTTCCTGGGCTTTGGTTGCTGCAGCAGTCCGGGTGGCTTCAGCTGTAGCCGCTTCTTTTGCATTAGCCTCGCTCTCAAGCTGAGACTTAGACTTCTCAGGGGCTGGATTGGAGCCCGGCAGGGGCGGTTCGGGCGGAAGATCATACATCTCTGGTACCAGATCCGAATTATTCGTAAAGTCGACAGCCTGATGAAGCGCCTTGATAGTGGTGGTGAAGCCGGCGCTTGTGACTTTAGAAGCAACAGACGTAATCAAGTAATACCCATGAAGCCCCAGATAATCCAGGTTGTCCTTGTTGGCATCCATCAGAGTGGGACTAATATAAATATACATGCCATTCTCATATAGGTTATTTCCCACCATTTCAATTGTAACCGTATATAACTCTCGGAGTTGCTCCGGACCTAGGGCGCCCTCTTTCTGAATATTGGCTTCTCTAAGATATTCCTGGTCCATTCTATTGAATTTAATCGTTTTAAGGAGTCCGCAGGGCGCGCCGATATGATGGTGATGAATACCTACTGCAAGGTCTTTCCAGTAGTCTCCCTTCAGATTACCAGGGCGGGAATCAGTGGGTAATACCACAATAGCATTATGCGTCTGGCTGGTAGGTGTGGAAGTCTTGATTTGCAGCTTTTTTCCAAAGGCGGTGGCTGAGATGGAGGCGGGGATTGGGCTGCCGGCGGACTTATAAGTAACAGGATGAGCATCAAACCGCTGGTTAATTCTCAGGTCTTCCCCAAAGCAGTCGGACTGAAAAGCCTTCACAATTAAATCTGCACACAGCTTCTTAATAAAGTACAGCAAATAAAATTTCTCTAGATCTTTTTTAATTACGTTATCTTTAAACCAAACCTGAAAGGCATCCACTGAGATGGGGATATCGCCTATATTGATGCTGAGCACAATTCCGTTATCGTCGCGGAAGGATATGGGGTCGGATTGTCTCAGTTTCTCTAGGAAACCAACATCTTTGAGATCTATATCCTGAAGGCTCGTAATACCCTTGAGCTGGAGGGCTTTCAGAGGGTCTACCATATCGGTGTCTGAGAGAAAAGTTGTAAAGTTAAGTTTGGTGCCATTGTTGTTAACAGTAGTTTGTTCAATCACGTTGTCGATGAGGTCCCCAAGAAACATAAAGGGCACAAACTTAAATTGGCTGCTTCTTGATTGAATTTCCGCATATCGCTTTTGTTCTGCTTCCGAGAAGGCAGCGGCTCCGTTATCCGTGCCGCCGGCGGACAAAGAGTCGCTTACGGCGCCCAATAATGTGAGATTCAGCTGCTGGGGATTTGTCATTAAGAAGCTCTTAGCTTCGCCTTCCTTGCGCTTAGCTCGTTGGGCGCGCTGTGCATCGGATAATTTACTCCAGGGTTCCCGGAGCATATCATTAATATCTACCGGGAGCTGATATATTTTGGAGTCGGTGGAACTAAAGAGTCCTCTTAATAGTTTCTTATATTTAATAAGGCGGTCTTGTTGAATTATCTTATTTCTCTCTTCGAGAAGTTCATCTTTGCGGGCTTGCTGGCGGGCGGTCAGATTCTGCGCTTTGTTTGTTTCATCCAGCTCTGCTTTTACTGATGATAGGCTCTCTAGGATACTATCGGTTGATGGTGCTAAAATGTTGGCTTTAGGGGAACTGAGAATACCTGCCAATCCGGCAACATAACTAATGTCCATCATCACAGTTCCGTCTTGACGGAAATCTAGGTTGTGACGAACGCACTGTAGGAAGAGGGTGGTACGGGTGGCTTCGATAAGGCTCGCGAACTTCTTAGCGTCAGCTGTTCCCCTTAATACGCCCGCTAGCGCGTTTGGGTCCGGTCGTGCCCAGCCTACTTCAGCTTTTATCCTAAAATTAGCGCCCTCATACTTACGATGCAAGATCGTTGCCGGTGTCTTGTTTGATTTTGAGGTTCCCGAGTTGTTTTGGCGAATAGCGGGCGAATTTACAATAAGATCTAGAAAGTTAGGGAGGGGCATGCCGTTTGTGTCTTGCTTACCCGCTTGGGACACTCCGTTGAAGAAATCACTCACTGACTGAAAATATATTTGAATCGTAGCTTTAATGTTGTTGTCGACTTCGGCCGGCTGTGTGCCATCGAGGCTCCACGAAAAGGATTTGAGCCCACTCCCCGCTGCGCGCCCGCGGGTGCCTAATAAAATGCTAGCAACATCCGGTCTATTTAGGAAATTAGGAATAATTAGCTCCGCTTCTGCATCTACTCTTTTCCGCTTTCCATCGACTTTAATATTGACCTGAGCTACATTACCGTTATTATCATAATCTACACGAAATATCCGAATATAAGGCTGGAGTAACCCATAAACATCTGGACATATGTCTAATATCTTCTGAATGTCGGCGGTGTTTTTGCCATGGCGCAGGATATTGGTGAGAAGCGCCGGTTTTCCTCCGGTGGATATTTTTTTAACGTTCTTATAATTAGAAGCGTATCTACCTCCGCTCTGGCGCTGGGCTGCAATGGAGCGAATATTCTCTAATAGATAGCACTGCATGTCACGTGGGGTGAGATTTTGGCGCGCGGCGATGACCGTGTCGGTGTAGTCGTCTCCAACTTCTTTATCCGTAATAATCTGGTCAAAATTATCAAATTCGGGTGCATCAGGCAGAGCAGTTGTCGTCATCTTAACCCCAAAGAAGGTAAGGATAGCATTACGCTCATCTGTGACTAATTTTTCCCACTCTGCGCCTGTATAAAGGTCGCCGCCTTCTCCGAAAGGAGTATCAAGACTTAGCATAACGGTCTGGATTAGAGGATCCCAGTTAGTAGGAAGGTCATTGACAAGGCTAGATACCCACCCTCCAATGGCGGGAGTCAGGGAAGCATACTGCGACGCAGGTTCATCTAAGACGTACCACACGCGATCGGTCACCGTATATTTCATTCCATTGGGAGGGATTCCTGCAGATTCATCAGGCGTGGTTAGGGTGGCTACAGCGCTCTGATAAAAATCTACGCTTTTCTGCCACGACGCGGTGCGGCCATCATTGGTGTTAAGGGATTGTTGCCCTAGCGCCAAGTCGCGAGCATGACTCATTGCCCTGAGGGCGAGCGTGTAGAAGGGACTAGTGGTATTGTAAGAACTAGCTCCTGTTGCTGTCGTGACATAAGCCCGGTTTAGGAGTGACTGAACCATAGATGGCTGAAACATAAAAAGATACAGACCATCGCGAAGACCGCGTTCTGGCGCTGTGTTGCCGTCGCGACCAACGCCTTCGATGTGCTCTGTGTCCTCCCAAAATTTCAGGACGGGGATTGGCTGAGCTGTTCCCTTGAGGGGCTGGAGAATTCCAGTATTATACTCTAAATTATCTCTGCGCCAGTTCTCTGTGACTGTCCCTTCTTTCTGTCGCCATTCCTCCCACATACTGTTTGGCTCCGTCCGAACAGCAAACTCCTCAAAATACTCTGCGTCCAGTCCCGATAGAACACCTGCCTTCCGGAACTCATTTCTGTTTTTGGCAAAGTTAGCGCCGTCAATTGCCGCCTTGGCTTGTCCGCGGTCTGCGACGCCCCCTTCGGGTCGTGATTCATTTGTTGAGTCTGTGCGCACATACTGGTTGTGCTTAGTCTTATCCTGGATGTTTTGGCTCCAGTGCTCATAAGTAAACTCCGGGTCGACGACGCCCGGGGTCTCGCCAAAGAAGCGTTTATACGCTTCCTCCGCTGCGAAGGCGCGGTAATATTGCTTAAGGAGAAGAGTTAGGTCTCTGTCCTCGGTGCCCCATAATTTCGTTGTTGTAGTTGACGCTGCCATGGTTCTTAGTCGCGACTTTCATAGGCACGCAGTACTCGCTCCAAGGGAAGAGGAATAAAGATAACTTGGCCAAGTGATAAATCCGCCTCTGTAGGAGTTTGGTTAAAATAGGCTATTACCCACCAATAGCGGGAGGAGCCATAATACTGATGTGCTAATTTATAGAATCGGTCCCCGACTGTCCAGATATGGTCTAGTTTTGTAATAGAGTCTAGGTCCAGTTCGTCGGGATAGGAAAACTTGGGAGTATTGTAGTGGCGAATAGACTTGCGGTCTCGCCTCTCTAGGGCAGACTGATAAATATCGTCCCTATTAGTAAAGATTCGCCTATTATTATATCTTCTTGTCATCTCGGGCTGTCCTCTTATTATTTCTTCAATACACTAGTGGCTAGGGAGTCTCCAACAGTTTCCACCTTAAACTTCGGCTTGCCGTTCTCATCTGTTGTAAGAACTTGGATTTTCTTTTGGACGTCTACAACTCCGAATGCGTTCGGGAACTTGCCATTGGTCTTATCGTCGCCGAAGACAAAGTGCCCTTCGTTGCCAGATTTCGTCCAGCCGGGGAGGTGGGTGTGAAGGACTGTGAAGTTAAGATTGATGCTTAAGGTCTTGGGGATATAGTTTTTGGCCTCGCGTTGGGTTCCTTTCTCTTTCTTGATCGTCTGCCCTTCGGTTCCGGGGGCGCCGCTGGTAGTAATGATACTCGTCGTGCCGTCTATCAGGGTCCTATCTTGGTTAATAAATCCACCTTCATCAATCTTTGGCGCGTAATCTACACCCTTTAGATATCCCACCAAATAATCACCTGTGGCGGCGTCCGATACCAGATTAGTCCATCGCAGACCCAGAAGGGGGGCGGCGTTCAAGGTAGTTGATGATGCCCTCGGACCCCGGGATTTGTTGTGAACCTCATATACAGGATACAGGAACGTAATCAGCTTGTTAACGTCTACTAAGTTTTGGCGCGCCATGGCGGCATCTTCCGAGACCACATCAAATGCCATAGAGATGGTCCTCTTCGTGTTTTGGAAAGTGGCTAAAGGATCCATGCGTCCATAAACTTGCTCTTCGTTCCAATTTGAGTCAAACTTATCTGAAAAGCTTGTTACCCATCCCCTGAACCTTACTGCATTATATTTGCTCTGAGCGGGTCGTGATGTTGGAAGGTGAAAGATTTGAATTCCAAAGAATGTATCGTTTGTTGGTGCTAGCATAGTCTAATTATCCATTCCCGAAGGGTGCGAACGCTGCCTGCCCTGCAGGAGAGTTTATACCTTTAACTACTAGCTCGTCAATCTTTTCTTGGCCAACATAGACAGCTATTTGCTGAGGGGGTGCTTGCACTGCTGTTGTGGCGGCTACAACAGCCTTAGAAATCATATCTGCAATCTGCTCTTTATTGAGAACATCGGAGCCTTGTCCGCCGGTGACGATCATTTCGCCTGGGTGGACGGCTGCCTGCTGGGTTGTGATTGTTCCGCCCGCGGCAAACCCGGGTGTGATGGGACCGGTGTCTTTGGCGCCGACAAGACCGCCGCCCCTATGCATGCCCATCTTCATCACTCCAAATGTAGCACCCCCGATGGCTGCTAATTTAGCAAAAGCGAGGAGAGAGGCTCCACCAGTGAAGGGCGCAGCAATCAAAGACGCTATACCTGCCGCGAGGAGGGCTGCTTTACTAAACTGACCGACAGCATTAATGCCCTGACCGATTTTTATCGCTATCTGTCCAAAGCCCCTAATCAAAGGCACTATTACGCCATCTATGAGGGGGCGTAAATCTACAGCAAGACCCATAATAGCAGACTTCAGTTCGTCTTTTATGGACATTGCTTCTTTAGCAAGGTCTGCAGCCTGTTGTTGACTGAGGGCGTCCAGTTTATATTGCTCCTCAGAGAGTCCCAGGAGACGCTGTGCTTCGTCAACACTAACGCCAAGGGCGGAAGCGATGGTTTTCTTTTCATACCGGCCAAGTTGCTCAAACTGCAGACCTGACACCGCCACCTGATCTCGGAGGATTCTAACTCTCTCTTCTTCAGATGCGTTTAACATATCAATGGAGTTCAAGTACGGTCCGCCTAGGATGGCGTTGAGCTTGCCAACAGATGTTGCGGCGCCATCAAAGGTCTCAAACTGCTGAGTAATCTGAATGAGACGGTTAACTTCCATACCTGTACTCTTGGATATAACTGAGAGTTCCTTGAAGACGTCAATGGCTTCGTCTCCATATTTTGACAGCTCACCAAAGGCAGAGGAGAAGTCTGCTGACATCTTGGACATCGGCACCCCGAGAGCTTGCGCAGAGCCCGCGAGATCTAGGAGAACATCATTGGCATCCTTGGCGGACATACCTAATCCGCGGTACATCTGGTCCAGGATCTTGCCGCTTACCTGAGCGCTAACGCCAAGCTCCCCCAGTACAGCAACTGTGTCGCCAATTGCTGCTCGTTCGCTTTGATTCAGTTCCGTAAAGGCTGAGAATGAGGTAAAGAGATCCCCAAAGGCTTTTCCGGATTCCTGGATAGAGACACCGGCTGCAAAGTTTCTGCGCTCCAGCTGTGTTATCTCGTAATTATATTCTTTTGTGGCGCCGGTTGCTTTGCGGAACTGAGAAATTACCTCATCTTGGGCTACGGCGAGAGCTATGGTTTGCGAAACCAATAGTTCGAATGGCTTCATAAGAGCCCGGGCGCCGAGGGATTTAGCTACGCCTCCAAAGGTTTTAACAAGACTGCCGCCGGATGAACGAACGTTTGCCATATCTTGACCAAGCTTTACAAATTTCTCACTTGTTGAGTCAAGAGTTAATCCAGTTGCCTTCTGGGCTGTCTGGGTTAGTTGTGACGCTGCAGATGTTTGGGCTTCCAGTGCCTTATATCGATCAGTTAGTTTTTTAATTTCGGCGGCGCTCTTGCCGTCGGCAGTCGCTTTGGCTATGGCTAATTCTATTTCCTTTTCACGAATGTCATTACCCTGACTGATACTTCTGTAGAGTCCGTCATAGGAGCTTTTGAGTGACTTAAGTTCTTCCTCTAATTTTGCGGCTTCGAGGCGGGCTTCAGCGGCGTCCATCCCTTCCAGACCAGCGCTGCGTCTCTGAGCGGCGCCGGAGCCGGAAGCTCCATCACCACCAGAACCCCCAGATTGCGCGGCGGTATTGGCTTCTAAGGCTGCTATGAGCTTGTTGAGTGTGGCTGCGTCCATTAGCTAACGACCTCTAGTTTTTAAATGGCCACTTTAAGCCAGTTTCCATTTCAAAGTTGCGGACGGATCGGTCTAGATCATATTTGGATGTCATAGCACCTGCACTATCCAAGCCATGACGCATATAGGAATCCATATAGCGCTTCTCACTCTGCAGTGCCTTAAAGAATGCCATGATTTGATCGGGGCTTCCCGAGAGTTGAATCTTAGCGCTAGCTGCTGGTCCCATATATAGGGATCTCATAATCCAGTTAACGTCCACAGCAAAATCAGTGTATGCATCTTCCTTAAGAAGTGCGTCGTTCTTTTGGTTTAGTTTAAGGTGAATCTTCTTTTCGTCCATGGGATATCCTCTGCCAGCAATATAAATAGTCTGTTATAGCAAAAGCCGCAACTAACTGCCGCGGCTTGCTCTTTCTAATTCTTCATTTTGTTTCTTATACTCTTTTACGATTCTCTCAACAAACCAGCGTCTTAGGGGGACGGGCAAATTATATGCCTCTACAAATGACCATCCACCATAGTGTTTAAGCGTAAAGAACTCTTCGTAAACGCCTGCTTGATAACTATCGCTTAGGCCAAAAAAAGTCTGCCGTCAAGGGCATCGTCACCTCCCCGTCATAGGAGCACTTAGAGCAGTTAAAGGGTAGGGACATATCCACATCTGGGCGGAGCTGCTGATACATGCCACGAATGTGTTGTGCATCTTGCAAAGGCATCACATCGGCAAAGCGCGTAAGCTGAGAGGGATCTGTGACGCCGTTAGCCGAAACAACCAGAGCTTTAAGTAAAAGTGTACTATTGGTCTCTGGAAGGTTATTCTTCTTACGGTTTGCAACGGTCTGAGTAATCCTTGTCTCGTCTCCGGAAGTCAAGAGCTTAATCTCAATATCGACTCCCGTCACGGGAAGTGGGAAGATATAGGTACCTTCGGGCGTAACCTCTGCTCCGGTGGTATCAACAGTCTTATTTTGGATTGCTCCAAGATCAAACGTCTCTGTCTGTTGCTCCAGGCACTCAGGGCATCCTACAGTGGCGTCGTAAATAGTGCCAAAGCCAGTGATTCGTGAAGCAACCAAGATAGCGTTCTTATCTCCGACTAAAAGCGTGGAAGGGTGTAAGCTCTTATCAACCAAAACAGACTCAACCAATTTATCAATGGCCAGTCCTCTGCGCAACAGAGTCTCCGAAGTAAGGATATCCTCCTCCTTGGCTGTCATGTGGCGAATCTCTACTGTTTCAACATTATGTAGGGGATGCCCACTAGGATACAATGTGCCGCCGCTGGGGAGGTCCACAAACTCTGTGGGATTAACAAAGGAAAAGAGATCTCCGCCAGTGGTCTGTGTTGGGGGTGTTGGCGCGTCGGGGTGCGGTGCGCCAAGCCGCTCATCATTATTTCTTCTGGACAAAAGTCACCTTCTTTCGATCTTAGAGTTCCGTAGCTGCTGCAACTGCAGGACCAGAGACATACTCAGCCCAATCATACCGGAAAGTCAGATCAATGTTAAGTAAATCATCATTATCATAGTTAAGATCGCCAAACTTTGCGTCTGTGATGAATGCGTTCTGCAGGGTCCAGGTACCAATGAGTCCGCCGTCACCATTTAGCTCTTCAATAATCACGTTACCAAGTGCACGCACTGCATCTGCCTTGTTAACGGTACCGGGAGCCTGAGCAGCGTTGTCAAAGACTTCCTGCTGGGTGGTGGGCATGAGATATCCTGACTTCTCTAGAGCATCATAGATAACCTTATTACCATCTGGATTGACTGCATTAACAATCACAGCCGAAACTGTCTGCCATGTAACAATACCTGGATAGTAATATGTGTTACCAAGGAACTTGTGGTCCTTGTCACTCACCTGGAAAGAAGGCTTGGTAACCGACTTGGCGAGATACTGCTCGTATGCCTGACTCTGGTCGGCTGAGGTTAGGTTTGGAAGAGAAAGCAAAAAGCGATGCGATCTCCGTGGTTCTGATAGTGCGCTTGTCCAAAATGGCATTTAAGTAATCTCCTAATGATCTTATATTATATAGTGAGGGAGGCGTAAACCTCCCTCATTTTCTTAATCCTCGAACGCTGCTCCAGTACGGGAGATATTGAAATCAATAGCAATGTACTCAATAGCTCGGGTTGGCTTCAAGAAAATCTGTGCATACATGATATTTCTGTCTACCAACTCTGGCGTGGTTGTTGAGCTGTCAAGGACAACCTTGAAGTCCGACAAACCAAAGTTTGTTTTCACATCGGCCAAGAATGGGTTGACCTGTGCTGTAAAGCGCAGCCATGTCTGCTTGACGTTTGGATCAAAGAGCAAGCCAGATGCAATCTGGGAAATGCGCTTCTTCACGAAGATCATCAAGCGGCGAACGTTAATACGGTCAAGTGCGGAAGGAGTAACCTGCAGGGTCTTCTGACCGAAGATTACGATACCCTCTGCTGGGAACTTGGCGATTGGGTTGATGTTCGCTGTGTAGAGGTCATCACGGTCCTTGCGGCGCAGCTGGTGAGCTACGTCTACGACTGGGATGCCGGCGGAACCTTCTGTCAGACCACCGCGGTTGAAGCCGGCTGGTGCGAACCAGACCTGCGTCTTACGCTGGGAGCTAGAGAAAGTACCCAAAGCAGGGATGGATGGTGGGAGCCATACGTCAGCGCCGTTCAGGGTGTCGCGTCCGCGAACCCATGGGTAGTAGGTGCAACCGTAGGAGGAGTTGAGTCCTCGCGAACGGAGACCGTTTACAGCCTCTGTAACGGAGGTAGCCGTGTTGCCGCGGCGTGATGCAGCGGACGCGTTGCTCTGTGCTCGTGGGATATAACCCTGTGGCAAGTCAATGATTGCCAGAGCATCTGCACGGTCCTCGCAGGTATTAATCAGCTGCGTGGTAAGGCTCTCTTGGCGCAATCCTGGGACTGTTGCCAAGTTCATCTGTACAACCTCAGGATCCGCGACTGCATCAATTGCGCGGCGGAGGGTATTGAAAGCGTAGCTGCTCTTGTCCGTCGCGTCTGTTGGCAATGTGCGCGTGCTGCTGTTGAAGGGGTCCATCTCGGTGATGTTAACACCGTCAAAGCCACCGTATACGGGCACCGTAAAGCGGTCAAAGCCCTGGTCCAGAACGCCACTGATGGCGCCATTGGCGCGAGTAAGTGAGCCGCCACCGGTGCCGCCGATAGCCAAGGCGTGCGAACCACTGATCCAGATACCGTCAGATCCCGAGATATCATCAAGAGTGAATTCTACGGATTCCTCACGCAGACCAGCTGATGCGCCGGCAAACATATCGCTAACCATACCGCCACGTGGACGCAGAAGGTCAATATTTGACTTATCAAATACTGTGCCGCCAGCAGTCTGAGTGGTCTGATAGCCGAAGTAAGCATCTGTTTGGTTGCTTAAGTTACCGGCCGAAGCGCTGACGCGGAGTTCAGGAGCAGGATACAAGGCTTTGACCTGTGGTGCTCCGGCGCCTGCGAGCCAAGCAGCGTCGCCAGTGAGAGCAAAAACGGAGCCCGAAGACCAAGACAGATCCGGGCGCGGTGTTGGGAAGAAACCAGCGTCCATGGAACCACTTGCCCAATTGCCTACGCCAGCGTCGGCTTTTACCGTTTCTTCATCATCATACTTAACCATTCCTTGGAAGCCGAAAGGCACCAAGGAGGGGTTGGTGAGACCAGCATCAACGTTAGAGTTCATAGCAACGCGGATGTACTTGGAGTTGTTAAGGTAGTCACCCTTCTCAATGTAGCGGCGCTCGTCTTCGTTCCAGTCCTGATACTTGTCGCCGATCTTGCGGGCAACATAGTTAAGGGAATCTGGGTTGAGATCGCACTCGTCAAACTGCTCAATGACACGTACCACATTATCAGAGTCACTCAGGGCGCGAACGACAACACTGAAGGATCCATAGGTATTCTCATTATTGGTGGAACGCTTGATATCCTGAATGGAGACCTTAATATTGCGGTTTGTCCAATCTCCGGGGATGTTTAGAGCGTGAATTGTAAACAGGCTCGTAGGACCATCCGTAGGGGAAAGGCGGCTGGAGATAATAGTAGGCGATTGAGCCGACTGCGCTGAATGTCCTGCGAAATCTCCGCCGTCGGCGTCGGAGTTGGCAATAGGGCAGGTGGCGCCTAGGGTGCGACCGGTGGCGGATGCAGCAATATCGGCTGCCGATACATTAGCCTTGAGGTGGCGATCAAATGTTTCACCCAAGAAATACTGGAGCGCTGTGCCCTGGGCTGCAACGTTTGGATTAGTCTTCTGTGGATTCGTATTGAATACCTTGCGGATATAGCGGGAGGAGTTCTCATTGAAGTTACAGGTATAGCTCGTGATGGCGTCATCGCTGCCACTAGCGTTCGTTATAGCTACCTTGAACTCATAGTCTGTCCCAGTATCGCCGACCACAATGCGGGAGTCCTGGAAACTAGAAGCACTGAGTTGGACGCCGGTCAGACCCGCGTATGAGGCGGATGTTGCTACCGCGCCGGAGAGCATTACCTCTGTGCCAGCGTTGCAGTAGAAGATGGCTGCAAGCGCGCCGCTCAACTGCGAGCTGCTGGAGCCCGAGGCGTCTGCAAAGATATACAGACCATAAGCCGTTGTCTTACTCCAACCTGCTTCGCCGTCGCTGCCGGCAGCAGGACCACCGTTGGCGGTAGTCTGGGCGCCCAGGAGGCGAATATATGTTAGAGGGGCGCTGTTGCGCAAGTATGCTTGTGCAGCATATGCGCCATAAGTAGGAGCAGATTTGTTCGTGCCTTCTCGCCATACATCGTCGCCGGCGCCACCAGGAGCAGGAGTTCCGAATACATTGACGAATTCTTCAAAAGAATTAACTGTAGTGGGGCGAAGGGAGGGTCCTTTCTCGGCCGTTCCGATGACGACGGGTCCGAGACCTGCAGGGGAGGCTGGGACTTGGGAGTTATCAATCTCGCTGACAAAAACCCCGGGGGATACGAATCTGTACTTTTTAACTGACATTAGTTATGTTCTCCTACACATTAAGAAATGTTCAAAAGTAAATAGTGTTAAATAGTCTGAATGGTACTATTCTCTATAAAATCCGTCTTTAATCGTGTCGGGTATATCTCCAACGATTGTTCTTTCGCGAGCAAACTGAAAATCAACTGCGTTTTCGCGCTTCACAATCTTGGGTTTTTCTTGGTTTTCGCCGTCTCCGATCAAATAACCCAGCGTTTCGATATTGATGGTAGTTTCGTAATTGCGTTGCTCCATGCCTAGATTAGCCTGATTAGAGGTGTCTGTAAAATTACCATCGATGAAGATCTCGTAGAAGTGTCCTTCGTTGGTAATACGGCGCGGGGTTCGGGAGTTGCCCGAAATTGTCATAAATGGAGTAATCATTGTGTTGAGTTGCTGCTGATATTCTGATCTCACAGTAATCTCATATACAATCTTAACCCAAGTAGGAATAGGAATAGTAATGGTCTCGTAGACTGTTTTGGCAGCAGACATGTTGCGTTTGTTTGTATTCTTCATCTTGCTGGCGACCTTGTTGCCTCCGGCGCCGCGTCGACGATTAGCTTGCGCATTCTGAAATTCTGCTGTCTTCTTCTGATTTATTTGTCGGGCTATAGTGATCGTGCCCCCTTTAGCATCCGGTTCGGGATAAAGATTAGCCCAGACTGTACCTTTAAAGAGTGGATCTTTAATAACGCTCGCCCTGTTAACTGTAATCAGAGGAAGGACGAGGGTTTCTTCTTTGTCTCGCAGGTCTTTATTGTGCTTAATTTGGTAAGCGCGTTCTGCTGTTACCCATAAGACTGGGACTTTTTCAAATCCATCGTTAGTTGTCGTGGAAATATTAAGTGTCTCATCAATAAATTGAAGCATTGCTGTATCAATTGTCTCTAGCGTGGAGGATGGGAACTCAATCTCATGCAGGTGAGCTTCCACCTTAGGATCGCCGATGTAGTCATACTTTGTGGCTTCTGTATTTTGGATCTCTTCCTGTGTTCTTTTGCTTCGCGTCATTATTGTTACCCTACAAAGATGCCGGTGGGCACATTTTCAGTAATCTTCTTGGTGGAGTCTTGCAGCGATGCGTCCAGAATTGCCAAATTGGCGTAGGTAGTCTCCTCCAAAATAGCTTTCAGCTCAGTTCTTAAGTTGTCCTGTTCTGTTCGGGCTTGCCCCAACAATTCACTAGCATTGAGGGTAACACTCTCGCCGGGGATCGGCACAGTGGAGAACTTGCCGCGGACCTGTCCTAGCATCTCTTTAGTAAGAGCTAATGCAAAGCGCCGGATCCACTGTTTACCAATTGAGTTAATCTTTTCATAAGGAATATTCTCAAAAGGAAGTGTATTAAGATTGTTGATCCCTTTAGCACCATTCTCGCCGCGGCCGGTTTCATCCCAAGGCTCATACTGGTTTTCAATTGTAAATTGGACCCAGTATTTGTCGGGACTAGTACGATCAGGCTGAGGATATATACGGAGCATATTGTCCTTGATCTCATAGGAGTAATGAGAGACGCGCGTATAGAGGGCGTCCTCGTATGCCATGGCTTGAAGCTTGTTCTGCCATGTTGGGACAATCTCAAAGGTTGAATCGTCCGCGTACTGCCCATACGTTCGCAGGTTCCCTACAACTGAGAATCCCCCATAGTAGCCATAAAAACGCCACATGGCTCTTGGCGTTCTAAAGAAGACTTTTCGTACAATAATACGTTTATCTTGAACTTGCTGATAGTATGGGAGCGACGAGCTGTTGGCGGAGGATGCTGAAATGAGTGATTGAAGGTCATAATCCTGCTGTCCTGTCACTCTATCCACCGAGGCAGAGTAAATCGGCACAGTACCCCCCATGCCGGCTTCGGTGGACATCTGTTCTGTGACTCTCCGGACATATCCGTACTCAAATCGAGGGTACCGCAAAGCGATATCCGAACCAGAGAGCGCAGAGCCGGATTGGATTTGTCCGTCTTGATCAAAGGATCCTGTGCTAGATCCTAGATATGACGACAGACTATTCTTTGTTTGGTGAAGATTAACAAGATACGAATACTCTAGTACGGCTTCCTCGTAGGCAGCATACACATTCCCCTCAGTTAATTCAATGTCTAAGACGTCGCCGCCGAGCTTCTTATATGTATAGGCTACTTGGTCTGAGGCGCCGGAAATGAAATAGGGAGAAGCATCATACACCCCAAATGGTAGAGTTGCAACAACGTTAACGGTAGAGCCAGTGGCTGGCAAGATATTGGTGTTCGATGTCGAAGCGGGGTTAAGATTAGGGATGGCCATCTAAAGTTCCTCTATTAATACATTACTAAATAGAAAGCCCCGCCTCAAAAGAGACGGGGCTTTAACTATTTTGACCTTACGTCAGACTTTATTAGCCTGTTACCATGTCTCCACAGATAACAAGACCGTACATGTCTGGACGAACCATCTTCTTGGCATAGCGGGTCATGACACCCTTACGAGGTACAAAGTCCTCTACACCGAAGATAGTAGGTGTGGTCTGCAGCGGCACATAAGGTGCATACACATAACCACTCTCAAGGAAGGAACTTCCGCGGCGACCAACGAGGATCACGTTACGCATGAAGTATGGATCGACAAAGATGTCGAGCTTCTTGGAGAGGGAACCAACCTTAACAGCACCCGCGTCACCGCGGTCGCTATCAGCAGTTACGTTAGCACGGAAACCAGCTGTGAACTCAAGGATGTTAGCAACTTCTGGTCCGCAGACGATGAAGTTGGCAGCACCACGCAGAGTCTTGCGGTGGATCTGTGCAGAGACGTCATTGATGGTCTCAATGAGAGTCTCGTACCACTCGGACACGTTACCAGTGAAGTCTGGAGCGCCAGAAGCACCGATCTCGGCACCTGTCTCGCGGTTAACAAACTTACCTGGGGAACGCGACCAGTACCGGATTCCGGCACGGGCGTCAACTACGAGGTCCTCAAGGATCTCGCGGTCAATCTCAAGAGCGATCTGCTCAGAAAGGATCTGAGTAAGCTCAACCTCAGCATCCAAGTTGTGGTATGCGTTGAGGTCCTGACCCAATTCTGGGGTCCACTTAGCCTTGAGCTTCTTGGTGACAGCTGTGACAGCCACGGAGTCGACCTTGATGTCGATCTCTGGGATGCCGGCGGCGCCTTCAAGTCCCCAGACCGGATCACCCTGAACCGAACCGAGTGCACCACCGTTGACGAAATCGTCATCGATAGCGATCGAGAGGGTAAAGTTATCGAGGAATTCCTCGGCCTCTATCGCGGAACCGGTTGTAACAACAACAATTCGTGCAAGGTCGGAATCAACTGTATCTGGATCATCAAAGGATCGGCTGAGAGCGCTCAAACGAGTGATAAGATCACCCGCGGAAGCGAGGTAGCCGGCGCCTGGAGTAGCAGACATAGCTGTAAGATCCATGCGGTTAAACTGGGAAGTAGCCGTAGAGATATCAACCTCTCCGATGCAGAAGCTAGAACCAGATACGAGATCGGGGTCGAAGCGTAGGACCTGATTGATCTCTGCGGCAGTAAGGTCAGCAAAGCCCGTGTTGGAGCCGGCTGCACCTGGGACCGTGGATACGGATGTAACCTGTCCGCCTGCGCCGAGGGTACCGGAGCAAACTGGAGCAATGTCCCCTGTGGTCAAAGATCCTGTTGGCGACGCGTAACCGTTGCGTAAGTTGTATGGTCCCTGGGCAGCTGTGCCATTGTTACCATCCAAATTAACACCACCAGTGATCTGGGAACCGACCACACCACCACCATAGAGGGAAGTGTTGGTGTCGAAACCAAGACGATTAGCTGTGCTGTTAGCGTTACCACCGAACTCAAAATCAAGGAAGAAGATGAGGCCAGAAGGTAAGCTCATGGGCTGAACGCTTACGAGTTCGTTAGCGATCAAGTTGCCGAATACTCGGCGTACAAGTGGGAATGCAACTGCTGCAAAACCCTGGACGTCACCAGCACTCATGCTGGAAGACTCACGGAGTAGCTCTTTTGCTTGGTTCTCAAGCAAACGCGCCATTCCATTCCGAACGGTATCGTCACCTAGACCCTCAAGAAGACCTGTCTGTTCCCACTTATTAATGAGAGCAGCACCTTCAGCTGAGAGATCACGATTTACGATGCCTTCGGTCAATTTCTCGACGATAGACATATTAAAACCTCCTAATATTGTTATTAATGAATGTCATTATTTATTCAAACCTGCTAAACGCAGCATACGACCCATATTTGGGTCTTTAGTAGCCTCGTTGTTTTTTCGGGAGTTGAGTAATAAGGATGTAGGTCTCTGAACCGCTTCACGAAGTGTCTGTGGTCGTGTGCGCTGATCTGGCGCGGACCCCACTGCGTTTTGAATCGTTTCAAAAATCATACCCGTTTCTTCAACAGAATTGGCAGATTGAACAGCTTCGACAATTTGTGTTTTTTGTCGCTCATTCAAGGAGGCGCTATTCAAAGCCTTGTTTTGATAAACAAGCTTGGCGTTATCCAAGTTCAGCTTCATGAGCTGATCCTTGGCTTCCATAACGAGAGCACGTAGCTCTCTGTTAGAATCTGTAAGTTCTGAGATCTTTGTCTCAAAGAGGGCGGCGTCAGAAACTGTATCGACAGTCTGTACCTCTTCCTCTACTTCCTCTTCTTCATCGAGGGCATTGGCGGCTGCAGCTGCCATGGCTTGATCATTAGCCTGTAGTACACTGTTATAGGCAGAGTTGCCGGATGACCATCCCTGCGGGCGTGGCGTCATATCAACAGTGAGTTCTTCTATAAGGTCTGCGATCATATCTTCTGTAAGGTTAATCTCTTCATCTTCACATGCTTCTTCGACGGCGGCATCTTCAATATCTTGATCGTCGACGGAATTGCCGTGCACTGCCGCTTGATCCATGGGGGATCCCTCTTCAGACGCGACGTCAACGCTAGGGTCTACTTCCATGCTACCCTCTTCAAGCTCGTCGGCCATACCGAGGGCATCATTTAGGGCGTCTTCCTCTACAACTTCATCTTCCTCTTCTAGACGAGCTTTAAGAGCATCGAAATCAATCTCTACGATTTCTTCTTCAGCAATTCCATCGACCTCTTCGTTTGCAAAAGCAAATGGGAGGTCCTCAGTGAACTCCATGAGATCTTCGCCGTCCGTAGAATCTTCCTCTAATCCCACCTCATCTTGCTCCAGAAGAGTGTCAAGTGCTCGCTTGACTTCTCCTGAGTATTTGTTTAGGACAGCATCTTCTGCATTTTTTAATGCGGCTTCCTTGAGGGCTTTAGCGTCTACGATTGCTTCTTCTAATAGTGAAGACATAAGATTACTCCAGATCTGATAACTTATCAGAAATAAATAGTGCTTAGGATGCCGAAATGACTAATAGATGATTATTTCCGTCTTATTCTCAAACTAAAAAGGGTGCCCCCCAAAAGGAGGACACCCTTAGATAGTTAGAAACTATCCCAAGCTAAACTAGGTTCGGCTTAGTAGAGTCTCCAAAGATCACTAGCGACATTGATGCAGATCAAAGATACTGCGGCGTATGGGGACTCAAGGACCACAGAGCCTGCACCGTCAATTGTACCGCCAGAGACAGTAATTGTTAGTGAAGAGCTGCAGTTTTCTGGAGCCTTAACGTGAACGATGTCACCCACTTCCGATGGAGCTGGCAAAGACCAGACCCGTGCGGATGTGAGATCAGCGTTACCGTAGTTGAAACCTTCTGCCAATGTTGCAGCTTCATCGCCAATGGCGTTTGGAGTTGCAGCGGAATCAGCGGAAAGAACACCGTTGGTTGCAGTGAGACCAGCACCTGCCATGGCAGTTACGAGGTCAGCAATGCTTTCCTTCTTGGAACCGTTGTCATCAGCGTCGACAATAGCAATGCTATCAGCGGCAACGTTGACAGCTGCGCCAGCGAGATCGTTAAGGTCAAGACCGAGACGACCAGCTGTGGAAGAAAGACCTTCGTTAGCACCAGCTGCGAGAGCTGTTGCATAGTCAGCAAGACTGGAAATCTTGATAGCACCAGAAGCGCCATCATCAATCACCATCAAGTCAGCCGTGAGGTCAATTGCAACCGCAGCCAAGTTGTCAGCACTCAAAGTACCACCGATCGAGAAGTTACCCGAAGCCGAGAGAGCCGAATGAACTCTCACTGCAGTGTCAGCGGCAATATCTAGATAGCCAGTCGCGTCCGAGCAGACGTTGATACCACCCTCACGGAAGCTAAGTCCCATGCCCTCGTTTAAACGAAGACCGGTATCCGGAATATGCAGGAGTCGAACATCGTCGTCGAGACCAAAGTAGACCGACAGGCTGTCACCGTACATCATCAAGTCGCCGCCGAAGTTAACTTCGCCGCCGGCGCTGAGAGTTCCGGAACCAGACATGTTACCATTGCTTTCCATCTTGACAACAAAATCGCCGGACGAGCCAACGTTAATGTGCCCAACTGCAGTAATCGATGCACCACCGGTCATCGTACTGTCGACGGAGAGACCTACGTTCGAGGCACCAGAAATGCTGGTGTTAACACGGGAGCGCACAGAAGCGGCAGACGCATCAAAGACCATGTCCGATTCAGTGTCATACACAGAGAAGTAACCATCCATGAGATAGCTACTACCACTAGCAGATGACGAAACGATAAGTCCATCGTAGCCGCCGAGATTTACATCGCGGGAATCAGAATATGTAAACTGAGCATTGTCCTGAAGTAGACCAGATGCACCGACAAGCGCGATGCGGTTGTCAGAAAGGTCACTCAAGGTTACACTAGCAGCCGAGACATCATTGAGACCAGCGATATCTTTGGATGCATCCAAGACGACAGCCTTGGAGGCTTCGGCAGTACCGGCAGCAGCAACATTAGTAAAGTTGAGATCTGCAGCAGATGCATTAACAAGAACGCCACCGAGCAACAGACCATTAGTGCCATCGTGAGAAGCAATATCAAAGTCATATGCTCCGTCTTTGATGATAATATCACCATCAGCTTGAAGCTGTATTAGGTCAGTAACTGAGTCTGAGCCAATATAGCTGTCGTCGTCAACTCGCAACGACTTAAGGTTGGTGTCACCATCAGCGTCGACAGCAAAACCTGTCATTGTGATGGTGCCCATTGTAAGGTCACCGGAACCGTCAATGGTGGTTGCAGAGCTAATCGCTCCGCCAGCAACAACGCCTACAGCGGTTAAAGAACCGCCGAGGACGGCAGCGCCATCAGCAGCGAAAGAAGCAGCTGAAACTGCTGCGGAAGCGGAGACGGCAGCCGAAGAGAGCTTCACCGAAGTTGCAACCGAACCTGTACCATCAAATGTAAAGCCAGCGCTAGCGCCAAACTCACCATTATCATTGTACTGGACCCAGGTGTCTGAACCAACAGCATCAAGGTTAGAAACATTGATGTTGGTGATGCCGGAACCGTCGCCCTTGAAGTAGGAAGCGGTCAGGTTATTGATACCTGTAATATCCTTGGACGCGTCGAGAACGACGGCCTTGGAAGCTGCTGCAGTACCATTGGTGATACCGTCGAGCTTTTCCATGTCGGCTTCGTTCAGGTCGGCAGAACCGATGATGAACGAAGTGCCGGCTGTAACGGAAGTGCCGAACTGGGCAGCTCCGTCAGCTTCGACAGCCGAACCGTAAACAACACCGGAACCACTGACTGTGGATGTGGATATGAGCGACTTAGCGCTGAGATCACCATCTGCGTCAACAGAGAAACCGGACATTGTGATTGTGCCCATTGTAAGGTCACCAGAACCGTCAATACTCGTGACGTTAGCGACTGCGCGAGCAGACGAAATAACTTCGGTACTGTCGATCTGAAGTGTCTCAAACTTACCAGCAGCGGAACCAGAAACAATACCGGACTGTAATACAGACGCGACTTCGCTTCCCGCTTCGTTGTGGAGCTTAAAAGCACCTTCTTGTGTAAGGGCGCCACTCATTTGAGCGAGACCCGATTGATATTTATATGCCATTTTTTAAAATCCTCCTATAGATTAATGACTGAGACTGTGTTTTACCAAAATTGTTTGAGGGGTACCACTATCGGAGGGAGGAGTTGCTAAAATTCTATACCCACATATGTCTCATACACATATAGGTCTTTAGACGACAAGAAGACAGAAATATTTTATATTTTATTATATTTTTTTACTTTAGTAAATGAACCAGTTTGTACCATTTGAGTATAGAAATACTGAGCCATGTGGGGATTCAATAATTGCGTTTGATAATCCATCTATTGTCTGCGATGCGGAGGGGACCAAAGTTATAGAATTAGTAGCGGATGCCGCGCCGCTCTCGTCTTTAATTACGAGCCCTTGTCCGTCTGAGAATAATGTAGCATCAAACAGAATTTCTGTGGGGACCGCGGTGACGCCCAAAATATAATTATTCACGGACGCTGTGTGTACGGTGGAGATGGCCGTTCTATTAAATGTAAGCCCTCCTCCAAATGAAAGGCGATTATTGGTGATATCATAAAGTATTTTACTACTTCCACTAATCTCGCCAGAGACGGGAGTGTCGATGCGGAATTGCAAGGATCCCACTGGTCCGTCCGCCACCTCGACAGCGCTGGCTGTAATCCCTGTGAGATTGGACCCATCGCCATAGAAGGCGGAAGCCGATACATTAACTGAGGCGGAGAGCGAGCCACTGATTGACATTCGATGATCTGGGGTTGTTGTGCCGCCGATCGTTAAACTACTTGTCACATAAGCATTGGAAACATCAATGACGGTAAAGATACCGTCCCCGGTGCCTCCGCCACCAATGGATGAGGTTATGATAAGATTATTACTCGAATCTAATGCCAGGAAGCTACCGGGTCCTCCCACAGTACCGGAAGTTGGAAGCAAATTAAAATACGAAGAGGATACCGTGGTGCCAAAAAAGGCGGATGAGGATATGTGGCCCGAAGCCGTAAGATATCCACTCAGCGAGAGAGTATCACTGGCGGTCAAATAAACAAATGTCGAGTCGCCGTAAAAGGATCCGGAAATATCACCGAGATTAATTTGAATTGAGCCCGTTGGACCGACCGCAGCGTTGGCGGTATTATCAATAGTAACGGCGCCGCCGGCACCGCCATCCGTAATGGTGATACCAATACCCGCCGTAAGGATCCGCTCATTGGGCAATTTACCCTCGGCGGTCATTGTCACATAACTAGCCGCCAGCGGGGGGTAGGGAGCCGGGCGGGGCGCGGGATTGTCGACTTCGCCCGCCTGTTCCGCAGGAGTAACCGGTCGGTCGACTGCGGGCATAACACGGAATGTGCCCTTGCGAGCGCGCACACACTCTGCGGCGATCTGGAATTTATGCTCTACTTGTCCAAAGTAATATCGAGTATCATCAAAGGTCTTGACGATTTCATAGAAGAACTCACCGTACTGGATGAAGTCACCGACTCGAACGTAGAGGTTCTGATCCTCTGTAATCCGCCGTTCACTAAAATATACAGTTAGTTTGGTCTGATATTCATATCCAAACTTTTCGTTACTTTGTTCGTTCGCCACATCAACGTATGCATATACACGTATCGGTGGCAGAGAGACCTTTTCAATGGCCTCACCATATGTTTCGTTAAAGTTAGACTCTTCAGTGCTTATGGGGTAATAAGCAATTGGTTGTCCGATGACCCTTTCGGAAAGTTCATCATTAACCTGCTTTACTAAATCACGTTCTTTTTTCCCGAAGAACATCGGGGCTGGGGGAGCCGCCGGTTGATTCCACTTGTTTTTTGGATCTGACATTCCGCAGCCCTCCTATAGAGTAATTACCTCCTTACCCTACAAGAGCCCCTAAAGATCCAGACCAGTTGGAGCCGGAAGGAGAAACATTGGGATTGTTGATAGCTGTGTTGGGGATTCCTGTTAAGCCGGCTACGACACCAAAGGCAGAGATTGAGCCTGTGTAATAAAGCTCTGTAACCTTTAGCTCTAGTTGGAGAGTTTGTCCCCCTGGAACTACAAACACATTAGTTAGCTCACTAAGTCCCAGAGAGGAGAATCCGCACAGCAACTCGGTGTCGGCGGCGTCTGTGTTCGTTACCGATATAAACTTGGTTACTTGTGGAAACGTAAGCTTAAACGGACCGCCGCCTGTCGACGCGTTGGTGATGGGTCCTTTAACGTAGGGTATGCCGGAAACCTGATATGATCCTACGCTGCCCAATCCTGGTTTATAATTATAAGTTGACATTCTTTATCTCCGTCTAATAAATAGACGCCACCTGGGCGTTTTATCTAAACAATTTTTGTTGTTTCTTTCTTTCTAGTTTGCGGCGCGCTCTTCGGGCAGCTTCAGACTTAAGTTTTTTACTTATTGAAGGCTTAATATAATGATCTGTTTTAGAGCGATAGAACTTTACAATACCTTCCTTTTTACATTTACGATTAAAGCGGCGGATTAATCTCTCAGATGTTTCGCCGCGTCGTAGATCTACTTTCACATTTACTGGCACAACTTACCTACTTTCTTTCTTTACATTATTCATGTGGGCGCCCCAATTACGACCGACACTTCCAAACAAATTACCAATATCTACACCTGGGTCCGTGGGACTCTGTCCAGACATAGGGCTTGATTGTTGGGTTGGCGTCGTTTGCCCTGGGGCTGGCGTAGTGCCCTCAAATAGATTAACTCCATTATAAGCGCTGCCGCCGATTGCAGACATTAGCTTTGTCCTATGCTCATGAAGCTTAGAAGTTTGCTGCGCACTAAATGCATTTTTCTTCAGGCGCTCTAGTTCGGGGTCAGCTGCTTCCACTCTCTGTTCTACTATGGGCTGAACAGTAGCCATCCCTCTTACGACCTCAGCAATGATACCTGAGATCATCCCATCTTCCATAAGAGACTCTTTGATGCACTCATTGACGATTGGCTTGATTAGTTTCTTAAAATCTGACTTCTTCATTTCTCACCGACGATCTCGTTCATTAGCGTAATAATCTTATTGTTCTTCTCGACTTGCTCATTTACTAGCTTACCTTCAGATAAGGCAATGAATGCATTGGGCGTGGAGGGCTCTGACACAATATCAAAACAGATGAGCTGAAAATCATCTTCAACGATTGTCTCACCCATTCTTTCACTTACGGATCCCATGCCGCGGGAGGAGATGCCGATCTTAACGCCAGCATCCACTAGCGAGCGGAGGATCTGTCCTGCGGGGGTGTCCAATACTTTGCACTTGCCCATTACCTTTGGACCTTCCATCCAAATATCAACTACCATATGCGACACATTGGCTAGGTTAACAATAGAAGAGTCGGGGTGGTCAAGCTCACCGAGGGCACGATTGTCATCTACGATTTGTTTATACTTGCCGACTTCGCGCTCCATTACACCCATGGGGTACTTGCGCTTGTTTCCATTGGGGCGATCTGCTTCCTGCAGTTTCCCAGTTAGAATCATACCGCCCTCTTTAACAAAGCGCTTCTCGGCTTCCGTCAGTAAGTCCTGACAGACGCCGCCTTCGCATAGTTCATAAAATTCTCGTAGTAGTTGTGCCATTGTTTATTCTCTCATTTTAACGTGGGGATCCTCACCCCCACATAAAGTATGCTACCCGAGCAGCAACGTCGGACAGGCTGGATTAACCATTTTTTCATGATTCACCTCCTTTGTGGATCACGCGGATCCCATAATCATCCACTAACATACTAAGAAAGTAGGATGTTCCAGCGCTAACACACCCATATAGAAATGCATCTACGAGCGTATAGTCAAAGTTAAATAGTTCTGTATAGGGACTAATGCCCCACAGAAAGACACCAACCCAGAATCCCATGCATAAATGGCAATGAAATAAACGACCGAAGCCACCCATTGATTTACAGGGTGGTCGGATCTTATTGAAAATGTGTCCATGAATAATAATAAACGTCATGCCGTAAGCGGCAAGTATAAAATGTAGCAGTTCCATTAAATCTTTTTTCTTTCTTGGAGAGCCTCGATGGCTTCCGTTCCCATATCAGCTATTGCATCGCCAAGGGATTCCGGGGTTACTGCGCCACTTACCAGTTTGCTCACTGTCTTCAGGGCTCCTGGCGTGATTTCGCCTCCCTGAATCATTATGGTGCCGAGTGCCAACCCTAGAGCTGCTGGGGCAGCTTTTGCCAGGAGGCGCCCGGCATTGGATGAGTTTAGAAATTTTTCTATCTTGGCGCTAGCGTCTAGCCCTAGTCCTGCCACTGAGCGCCCCAGGTCGTCTAGACCTTCTTCAATATCAACTTCCACCTCTTCATCGCCGGTGACTTCTTCAAACATATCCGAAAGCGCGCTCATGAGCGGACCGATCTCAGTGTCGGTGGCGATTTGTTGAATAACCTTCTCTACTCTCTGCTGATCGGTTTCGCTCGCAAGTGCCTTCAGCAAAGCCATAGCGTCTTGAGGATCCTCTTTATACTGAGGGGCTTCTTCCTCTACCAAGCGGAAGGCTCTCCAACTCTCCATGATGAGTTTCATATCGCCCACTGTTTAGTACCGGTTTCGTAATGGATAGTAGTAGTAGCCAGGGCGCATTGATCCCTTCTCGGCATACTGCGGAACCTCTCCGAACTCTGTTGAATCGCGATCGGAAGGATGCACAAACATATCTTCCAGGTTCTTTTCATACTCGTCAGCAATGCGCTCGTGCTCGGATTCAGTTTGAATAAACTCTGCGATCACAAAGGTAGCTGCTTGTAAAGAATTAACCTGATCATTTTCAAAGACTTTAGCTTCAAGGGAACGGAATACGTTACCGCCCTGGATGGTAGCACGATCAATAATTCCTTTGTCGGCCAAAAGCTCTAACAGACGATTTTGAAAATCATAAACATCTTCTGTTGCTGTTGTCTTAGGAAACGTAGTAATCTTCATGGAAGATGGAACAACAGCGATATCGATCTTCTGATGGTCCATGATAAGGAGCGAACCATCAAGTCCTCGTCGTGCTTTAAGTTCTACTGTTGCGTGGGCTGCGGGCTCGCCGATCTGGATCTTAATCATGTGCTGAAAGCTCCTTAACTAATTCTTGTGTTTTGAGGACCTTGTTGAGATCTCTATCTGTAAAGTCCCTCTTTCGGAACTCTTCAAGATATTCGTTTACACTGTCCAGCTTCTGAACGATTAGGGCTTCTTCTGTGGTCTTCTTAGCGGCTGCTACCAGGGATTTCAGCCGGGTGAGTTCCTCATTAAGATAGACGCGAAGCTCAAACCCCTCATCAGCAAAGCTGGTGATGTAGCGATTCAGAAGATCTTTTTGCTCCTGAAGCAGATCGGTGTATTTGCTATTAAATTTCTTAATGAACGAGTGGTATGTAATGTTGTCAATGGTTTTGAGATCTTCATTTAACTCATTGGTAGCTGTCATCTTCTCGATGATCTGCTGCTCAAAAAGTACTTTTGTCTTAACAGGCATCTTTGTGTTGAAGATCGCATTAACCGAAGCCAGAGACTTAAAGTTAGGTACAAAGTTGGACCAAACATGTTGTCCGAGATTCTTGTTGATTGTGGCAATGATTCGGGACTGTGCATCAAAGACAGCTTTATCATCAAGCTTAGAGTAAGCAAATTTAGTTTCCTGAAGCATGCGGTCGGCAAGGTTCTCTGGAATACTCTGCGACTCAAGTAATACCTTATAAAGATTCAGTTCGGCTGTAAGTGGAGAATCCGGAGTGAAGTGCTCTTTCACAATTGAAATCACCAATGCCTTTTGTTCAGATTCCTTCTCTACGATAGCCTTCGTTAGCTCTCGCGAAAGGGTTTCATAAATAAAGGCGGTGTTTCTTTTCTTATTATGTTTCATCTTTCTTTACCTCTTTGCGCTCCATCTCTTCTACTAAGCGTCTGACCTTCGTAGTGTTCTCAAACAAAACCGACTCGTCATTAGTATAAGTAGGTCGCTTAGATTCCTCTAGACCTATGTTGCTGCGAAGGGATGCTATTGTCACCTTACCCGGATGTTTGGTTCGGGCGGTGGTTCCCATCTCAGGTCCCTTAATCATTCTCTTCATTTCTCGGCGCATTGGTCCTGCGGAGTGTTGTGTGGCACTGCCCCGGCGCATATCAACTGCTACCGGCGTATGGGGGGCGCCCTGGTGTCTTGTCGGATTGTCTTCTCGGCGCCCGGGTGTTGCCAGAAGCGCAGACTCATCGCCAGCTGCTTCCTCGCCTCCGAGGTCTCCGCCGAGGTCCAGGTCTCCGCCGAGATCGTCGCCGCCTAGATCATCTAGTCCGCCCATGTCGCCGCCTAGGTCGCCCAAGCCTTCGCCGCCGGCTTCTTCCATCGCGCCCTGTTCTGCCAAGGATTCTAGATCCTGTTGGTACTTGCGATCATAGAATGTCTCGCGCTGATTACGCAAGAACTCTGTGTCTGTCATTCCCAGAATGTTCCGGGCGACCCAGCGTTTGCTATATACTCCCTCAGGGACTCCCGTTGCTGTATCGAACTTAGTCTTCATATATTCAAGCTGCTGCAGTTCTGCAAGTCGGGATGGATTGTTGAGTGTAATTTTAAAGGAAAGAAGATCCTGACCGCGGTAGCCTAGAGTATAAAGGTGAACAATGGCCATCTTCTCAAGCTCTGCGATAATGGATCGCTGGAGTCGGTGAATGGTGCGCGCAAAACGAATGTCCTTCTGGGCTAATGTGGTTTTGTCTTCACTTCCGCCCTCTAGGTTTGTCAAATATGCCTGGGGGATCTTGATTGCTGCAAAGAGTTTGTCTCTCAGGTACTTAACATCTTCAATATCGTTAAGACTAGCTGCACCCGGGAGAGACTGGATGTCTGACCCGACTCCTCCGCGCATTGGAATGAAGTAGTCCTCTTCTAGAGAGAGTGGGTTGTAGCGCAGATCCACGCGACCGGTGTTGGCATCAACCAGAGAGTTTCGTTTCATCTCTGTCTTCACCTTCTCCATATACTGAGCTACATCTTGAGGCGGAATGTTGCCGACGTCAATCTTAAACATGCGTCGCTCAGGTGCACGCACAACGCGATAAGCAATCATGGCATCCTCAAGCAACACAAGCTGACGCCAAATACGGCGGGCTGGGTCTAGGACCGATGTCCCATAAGGACTGTATTTGTCGTTACCAAGAATACGGAAATGGGCAACCTGCCAGTTCTCAAAAGTCATTCCGGCGCCATTCCACTGATACTGAACATAGTTGGGGTTGGAGGCGTCCTGTCCTTCAAGGCGCTCAACCTCGTTGTTGGGCATTCCAATTACCGAGGTGATTCCCAGCTTCTCATCAATATCCAGGTACAAGAAGAAGTCTCCGTACTTGCACATGGACCGTGCCCAACCAAAGCAGTTGAACTCAATGTTAAGTGCGTCGTAGAACAAGGACTCAAGGATAGTTTTGATCTCGTGGTTCAGGCAGTCAATATTAAGGAGACGATCAAACTCATTGGAAGTCGTCATCTCATCTGCATAAATATCAAGTGCCGAGGCAATCTCTGGCATATACTCCATCTGCTCAAAATCTACATAACGTTCGGCGCGGTTCTGGTTACGGAACGCGGCCGAGGTCATCATGTTATAGTTCTGCGAGTACTGGCTATCGGAGCGCTTGAACTCTTGTCCGCTCATTGAACGGAATCGGAATCGATACTTATCTAGGTTATTGCGTCGGTCCTGGCGGGCGACCTGTGTTCGGTAGTTAACAATCGGACCCGACAAGAGGCGTGTGAGTCGCTTGAATAATGGGGATGCCGGGTTTCTTGTGTTGTCTTTCTTAGCCATTTGTTAGCCCTTGATTAAACCTAAGTATTTGTCATTGAAGCTAGTTGCTTCTCCGACCCTTTGGTTTTCCTTTGTGATTTTGTGTCCGGACATACCCGGAATAGTGGTAGAAATAGTTGTAGAAGCTGTACTGATGCCGGCAATAAAGCTCTTACTATATTCAACATTCTTTTGACTTTCGATGATCACAGTATCTCTCACCCAACAACCAATTGCAAACGACATTACCAAGTCGTCATTATAACTTCTCATCGCTTGAGGTCGGCCATGATGCCAGATAAAGGTTTTCATTTCTGATAACAGGCGATTAGAGTTGATAGTAATTAGTTTGTTTCTCATAAACTCTTCCATCTTCGCAACAATCAGTGGTCTTGTTTTAGAAGATGTGGTGAATCCAGGTATCGCATTGGATTGCCATTGCGCGGTTACTGGGTCGATATACTGGTGATCTCCCTTAGTAGAATAGTATAGGTTAGGATACTCTTTATCCTGGAGTTTTTTAAGTACCGCGAAGCCAATATTGTTGTTTTCTATTACTAACATAGGATTATTGTACTCTGCGGCTATACTATAGAGTATATCAGCAAAGTCATCAGGTGTCGGCTTGCCGATGTATTCCCCAACTTGTTTCATGTCGTCCAACTGAATAATATGAAAGGCGCTGTTATCTTTACCATCGCCGCGTGCAACATCAGCCACAATCAGATAGGATTTCTCGGGGTCATACTTTTCCCAGATCCAGTAGTTGCGATCAAATCCTGTTCTGTATTCGGGGCTTGTGATCCGCTCCAGAAACCACTCTAGATCCTCAGGATGGATTACTGTCTCTCCTGAAACATTAAAGTTGCATTCAAGCTCTTGGGCAATTTGCCGCTTGGACATATTCCTGGTTTCTTTTTCAAACCATTTCTTATCTCTGTCGGGGTGGGCATCCCACATCAATGTGGTCATGTGGAAATCGTTTGTTCCGGTCTCCGCTTCTACGCAGTTCTGGTGGAACCAATTACCTACACCATTAGGGGTGGACAAAGCAATACATCGACCGCCTGTTGATAGAGTAGGATAGAGAGCAGTCCAGAGTTCATCTAGGCGCTCCACATGAGCAGCCTCATCGATAATGAGAAGCGAGAGAGCTTCGGAACGACCAGCGTCTCCTGATGTCGAGGAGCCCTTAATTTGTGAGCCATTGCCAAGTTCGAAGGAGGTACGATTATCCACTGTGATGTCGGAAATCTGCATCCAGGGTGGCAGATTCTTGATAATCGCTTTTACTTTTTTAACAAGGTTAGTGGCTGTCTGCAGTTTGGTCGCAACTACGAGGATATTCTTATCCTTGTGAAAGAGCATTAGCCATGCTACATAAGCCGCGCTAATGGTGGAAATACCCAGCTGCCGCGCCTTGAGAATAATATTGAAGCGATAATCTCGGAAATCTTTAAGGAGTTCTTTCTGATAATCATACGCCTTGAAAGGAATAAGACCCTTTTGCGGATGGGAGATGCGACAGTAGTTTATGGTAAAATATACCGGGTCTTTGCCGGCTTTAACAACTTCCTTTAATATCTCTTTCTTGGTAAGAGCGGCCATTATTAGATCTTCACATTAGAAGGCTTTTTGGCTTTGTCTCTCCCCATTGAAAGAAAATCACGAATGGAGGAATCAAGTCGTTCCTCATCAGTTCCGCCATTAACTTCAAGAACGTCTGTGAGACCACCGATGCGGTAGTCACAGTGCGCCTGAACGTCAGTGCGGTAGTTAGACATACGCTGAACTAGGATGGAGGAGTCTCCCTCTTTCGTTAGTGTAAGTGTGTTGCCCGTGATAGCTTTGTATTCTTTCTTCAGGAACTTTACGATTTCCTGAATCTGGTTTTCGATGTCACCTTCAAAACCTTTGTCTTGGACTTCTTTGATTCTTATTTCGGACTGGTATGTAACCCGGAGGATGGGTCCATGGAACTTGACGCCAAAACCATCAATAACTCGACGGTCATTAATAAAGTGTCCGTTTGCTCGCTTAAGACCAGCGTCGCGGGCTTTGCCATCGGCAGCTAAGTCTGCGGAGTGGGCGCCATCCCATGCGCCATTAGCGGCTGCTTGGTTAATTCCCTGGATGATTTCGTATACTGTTGCCATGTTATTCTTCCTCGTTAGGTCGCCAGCCTGTTGCCCATCTTTCTTCTCTGTGCTGAATGTATTGTATATAGCACCCGAAGCATGCTTCGAATTTATTCATATACAAATCATCCCGAGGGTGAAAAGAATATCGCGAACAAACAGGACAAGTCCTATTATGATCTCTAGTAAGTAGTTTTTTGTTTATTAAAAATCCGTCTTGTTCTACTTTGTCTTGGGATTCGGCCAGTTTAGCAAACTTGCGTTGCTCTTCTTGTGACTGAGCAATGTAGTTCTTTTCTTTCTCATCATCCCAAAATCTCTTCGGATTGTTGATTGCTTCGGTGCCATACTTTTGAGATATGGCTTTCTCTAAATTGGCTATGTATTCTTGGTTGTCGCTCATCCTAACATATATCCACTAAAAAAATTATATCTTGTAGTTGCTGGGGAGCTGCCTACCTCCATCTTTGCAGTTCCAGCCTTAACAAAAGCCTGAAAATCTACTTGATCACTGGCAGCCAGAGAGAGTATTACAGAGCCGCCCACTGTCCAATAATCCACAGTCTGATTGTCTAGCTCATAGATCCCTACACGATAATTCTTTGACTGAGTGATATTCCGGAACTGACCCCATGAGTACTGCGTTGCTGAACTATCAATACTATCCATTCGGAGGTTCGCTGTAAAAACATACGTCCCTGCTTGGGGTGCCGTGAACACATAACTTGCAAAATCACTATTATTATCAAAATCTGCAGTATCAAATTGTACCGTAGTCCAACTATCTGCACTCAAAGACTGGTCCGTCGCAAGGTAATATAAGAATCCCGGCTGTGAGGGGGCGCGGAAGAACCCTCTTATAAGTAGCGAATCAATCTTTCGCAGATTCTTCTGCAGGAAAGATAGGAGGCGGTTTCTAGAGCTAACCTCTGGTATGCTCACGGCTTGACTATCTCCGTTGACAGAGCAAAGATTCCTAGCGATGTAAGCGTTCCAATTCCAAATCCTAAAGCCACCATAAAAGGCTCGCTTCCAGGCTTTGTCTTAGTTACGAGGTCATATAACCTCTCATTCTCTGTCGTCTTTAGAATCATCATAGCCTCGTACTTGTCGGTCCATGAGGCAATCTCAATATCTTTATAAGACAGAAGCAGCTCATAGTTGTCTTTCTGAATCTGGAGTTCATATTCTAGGCGCAGATCACATTCAACGTCCTCGTACTTCTTCTCTGTAAGGATCTTGGCGGCTGCGTCCAATGAGAGGAGTATTCCCTCAAACGGTACCGTGTCTCCTGCTTCAACTGGCAGGACCACATAGTCTGGAAATGTCTCAACCTCTTCAGCCATCACCACAGCAGGTGCGGCAAGCCAAAGGGCTAGATAGAGTGCTATTAATTTTTTAACCATTTTGTATCCCAAACGCTTCAGCTAGTTCTCTAGCAAGCTTTTCAGGATTATTATAGCTTTCATCTACGATTCTTTTAAGTTCTGCTTCTTTTTCTTTGTCGAGCGACTCGCCTCGTTTCTTAAATTCTTCTTCAATTTCGGCTCGTCGCTTGAGGTGTTCTTGTAACCGTGCATTCTTTTCCGCTATTTCGGTATTGTGAATATGTGCAAGAGTTTCCATCTCTTGATCGTGCTGGTCTCTCCGAGACTCCATAAGGTCCAGGAGTCCAGCTACAAACGCGCCGTTGCGAGTAAGAAGATATATAAGAAACGCAATAATTAGCCCAAACCCAAGGACGAGTACCCACCAAAACTTCTTAGCGGCGAGCCAGATCTTCTTAGATAAAGTTCGTAGGCGCAATAAAGTTATCATTCCAGCCCCTTCAGGCGTGCCACTGTGTCCACCACAGTCTGACCACCAATATATACACAAGTGATTATAACCCAATCGCTGGATGCCAAATCAGCGAACATCAACAGACACGTAGCTGTTCCCCAGGCCATTAGTTTTCGGGAAATAAGTTTATTCAGTCCTTTATCAATAATATGTCTCATCACTACCTTCCTCTCTCACTAATTAGCCCCAGGAGTAATGTATGTCGAAACAAGTTAAGCTTAAATTTAAAAAATTGTTAAAAAAAGCAGAGTTCGTTCATGCTGACTTAGAATATCACGAGGAGTTAATACCAGAAGCAAAACAAGAATTCATGGCGATTGTCAATGAAATATTTCAGAGACTACCAATTGAAGAAAAAAAGAAGATTAATGAACTACGTGAGCAAAGACTAAGAGAAGAAACCGAAAGACTTGCGCAAGAGTCTACAGATCCAGAAGAAGAGTCCGAGGAGGAGACAGAGATCTCTCATACGCCAGATAAAGGTGATGAAATCGATGATCTTCCAGAAATAGAAAACCCTGACGTTAGTCCGGTGAAGGGTTCCGAGCTAAAAAAGCTCTATTATAAAGTGGCCGATAAAACTCATCCCGATAAGGTGCTAGCCAGAGGTGCTTCGGCGACTGAAGCCAAACGTCTAGAGAAAATGTTTATGTCAGCTCAGGCAGCTTATAAGGATGCGAACTGGTATATCTTGTACTCTCTCGCCATGGATCTAGATATTGAAGTTGCTGATCCTACGAAAGAAACACTTCATTGGCTAGAGGAGGACATTAAAGGAACAATGGGTAAAATCTCACACATTGCCTCTCTTATCACTTGGTCATGGTATGTTGGCAATGAAGATGTGAAGGATCACGCCATCAAAAGTTATTTCCTCCAAGCTTATGACTATAGGCTTGAAAGCACATCTATTGACTAACTGAGGCATAGCCCTTAACTTTATCAATAGTAATTTCCATATCAACGATATCCTTGAGCGAGTCTAGGTGAGAAATAAGAATCACAGTCTTAAAATACATCTTGATCAATTGAAGCATGCGAATGAATCCTTCCATGTTCTCCGCGTCCAAGGCAGTTCCGGGCTCGTCTAGAATAAAGATGTTACCCTTAGGTAGTGATGATATAGACAATAGTGCGAGGCGAATACCCATAGAGGCTATGGTCTTTTCTGCACCAGAGCCCATCTCAATGGGGCGTTCTTCGTGCTTGGGGTGCTTAAGTAGGACATTCAGTTTCCTACCGTCTTCTTGGAAAAATACCTCAAAGTCTACAAGATTTGATAAGACCTTGGCAATCTCTGCATTAATGACGGGGAGTCTCTTTTTGATAATATCGTAAGCAATACCGTTTGAATGCATACATCGCATAAACAAATCATAAGCCGCATACTCAGCACGAATGTCTAAAACTTCCTGCTCTTTCTCCCTAAGGTCTGTGAGCTTTTGCTCAAGAGAGCCAAGAAGGCGATTGGAGCGATTAAGGGTTTCATCGCCTTTTTCAATAGCCTTCTTGATCTTACCAATAGTTGCACCGACCTGATCACGAGAGTTTAAGAGCTTTTCAATATTCTGAATGAGTTCTTTCTTCTCTTCATAGAGGTCTATCTTTTCTTGGGTTGCGGCTAGGTCAGTCTTAAGATTCTTAATCTTTCCGTAGAGAACCTCAATAGAAACCTTGTTGTCCCTCTTTTCAAGTTCCACATTATTCTTTTTAACTATGGTCTCGTTGTATCGGTTGATTAACTCAATCATTTCAACTGTATCAACAGAAGCAATCTTGGTTTTATATGTCTTGGCGTCCTCAATCTCGGTGATAATGTCCATCTCTAACGAGGGTAGCTCAACGGTGGCCAAGTGAGCATCACTAATAAAACGACAGGTAGGATAGTTATCTCCGCACGGAACCTCGTCTAAGAGTCGGAGTTTCTTACTCATTGACTTATACTCAGTGTCCATGACTCGGGCACGATTTACTGTGTCATCGTACTTCTGCTTAAACTCGTCATACTCTTTCTTTTGTGAAAGAAGATCTTCAATATCCATTCCCATCAAAAATTCATCATACTCTGTGAGCTGGGCTTCAAACTCTGCATTCTCATCCTTCAGTTCGCTGATGTTGGTATAGGAGTTTTGTATTTTCTTTTCTAGTGTATTACGGCTTTCAACCATCTTTTTGATATCTAGGCGCTCTGCGGGTATAGAATCAATCTTTGTTGTAAGGGTGGCATACTCTTCTTCTGATGTCTGTAGCTTTTGTCGGAGGACGTCGGTAGCCTTTGTCTCGCTTGCTAGCTCGGCAGTAGCTTCATCTAGCTGAACTTCTGCAACAGCGATGTCAATCTTGTAGTCCGTCTCTCCGAGGCGTCGCAGGACGCCCTTTAAGTCCGAAGAGTCTTCTTTTGCAAGATTAAACTTTTTCTCAAAGATGTCTAAATCTAAGAACTTAGCTAAGATTTCCTTGCGTTTTGTAGAACCTTCCTTAATGAAGGATAAACTATCTAGCTGACTTGCCATCGATGTAAGCAGGAAGTCCTCTACTGTACCAAATCTTTTCCGAATATGCGCATCGGTCTCAGTGCGAGTAGTACCATTAAGGCTTGCACCTTCGCCTAAAACGGGGTCTGAACCCCTGAAGTCTAGGAACGTTCGTGCTTCATTTGTAACCTCACCCTTGAGCTTCTTAACATACTTCTCGGATGTGCGCTCAATCGTATAGACTTTATCGCCCACCTGCAACTCTACTGTGCCGCGGCAATCTGGCTTGTGCTGATTAATAATGTTATAGTTCTTGCGCTCGTTCTTAGAGGTCGTATTGAACATAGTGTAAAGCAAGCCATCAATAACACTAGACTTGCCCGAATAGTTCTTGCCGAAAATACCAACAATACCATTAAGTTCATTAAAGTTTAGGGAGTTTCCTTCTCCGTAGTTGAAGAGATTGTCCCATTCAAAGCTGTTGATATTCCAATTAACGTTGCGAGCGATCTCTTCAGTCTCTTCAATCTTAGAGTTATACTTCCGATTGAGTTCAAAAACACGAGACAATGTTTCCTCAGTGGGCTGATAGTCAGTTAGGTACTCGCGAATAAGGTCCTCTTGCACGCCCTTGTCGCGGAGATTCTCCACCTTAAATCCAGAGCCAATCTCAACGGTGCCCGTTTCACCAGATGCACGATTAAGAAATGTAATACTCTCAGGCTTAAAGCGATGCTTGGCCACTTCCACAGCCTTACGCATAACGTCAAGGGGCAGATTGTTATTACTTACAAGACGCAAGCGCGCTCCTGCGGGGATACTGGTACCCTTAGGCATCCTACCCTTAGGAGTAAGTTCTATAGTCACAAACGGCTTGGGGTTCAAAAGAACGTGATGTTTTACTGTAAAAGTATTCTTGTCTTCAATGTCCCATATCAAGAAGCCCTTGTCATTAGTCTCACCATGATTCTGTTGTACAGTTGAGCCACAGTAGCGTACCCGTCCTTCTGTATCAAGAATCTGATTAGTCTTGTGAATGTCCCCGAGCATTGCGAAGTCGTGACCGGCGAAGACGCCAATGTCATGGTCGCCATGATCCATCACCCAGCCAGTGTCAGTCTTGACGCCAGAGACGGCGCCATGATACAGAGCAATATTAATACGCGAGTCATCACTAGGTGCCACCCAGTTGTCCTCATCAAAGACCGATAGCACGTTGAGCGCGAGATCGGGCTCTAGGACGGTTTCACCTGCGTTCTTGAGTAGATGTAGGTCTGGTAGGTCCAGAGCCTTCACAATGGGCGACAGCGCGTCCTGACGGGTACTGTTCTTTAGGTTGCCGTCGTGGTTCCCCAGAATGATGTAGGTTGGTGCGATTTTCGCTAGATTCGAAAAGAAGTCGGAGCAAAGCTCAACGAACTCTGGTGAAATCTGTGTCTTGGTGTGGGCGATGTCGCCGCAGTGTACGATGTAGTCTACGTTTTCTTTTCGTAGTGCTTCATATAATCGATCGAATACGATCTTATACTCGTAGTGAAACTTAAGATTTTTGATGTGCGTGTCCGCAATGTGCGCTACCTTATAACTCAAAACTTATCCCCTAGTCTATGATACTAGTATACAGGATGTGTAGGTGGTGTCAAGTGTTATTTTTATTATTTAGAGAGCACTGGCTTCGGGTTATCAACGGGGCTACCGTCATACACATTGACGCGGCCGGAAGTGCCGATATCTTTCGCAACTTTTGCCAACGCTTCCTCTGGAGTCTTAGCATCAGCTTTTGAAACCTTATCAACACCCATGTCGCTACCCACATACCAATGTCCGGTGCGGAGCGTCTCGCGTGCACCGATCTCTTGCTCTTCGCCAGGAAGAGGCGGTGTGATGCGCTTAGACTGATCCGTGGGGCGGGCGCGCTTAGGAGTGCGCACGGTCTTATCTAAAGGAACATTGATCTTCGTGGTTTGGCGGCCGCGAGGGGCTATCACTGTTCCTGTGCCGTACTC